AAGTTGTGGTATCGCCAGATGTACTGGACGAAACTTCTGTTCCTGCTGGTACAAGTATGTCAGCAGTGGAAGCTGGGGATCTTGTAAACACAAGATCAACAGCCGAGAAAGTGGCCGGCTCTCGTATGACTGCATTGAATGCACTCAGGTAGTCAAGGTATATGCCATAAGACTGATCGGGAAAGGAACTGGTATATACGGATTGCAGAGCTTCCCAAGCTTTGGAAAGCCTGTCAGTGTACAATGCGACCATGATTCCTATCGGAGAAGACTCAGATAAGTTTACACCGTCACCAAACGATACTTTCAGCGAGTCCTGCATCTCTTCTTCTATATCCGCGTACCTGTCTATAGTCAGACCTGTTCCATCAAAAACTGCCATTATACTGCCCCCACAGTTGAAAAATTCAGCGCACCATAATGCGTACCGGCTTTAAAGGATATACTCATAGTTCTTGTCACGCTATCCAAGGATACCCCGAAACTTTTTATTGACTGTATTCCGGGAATATCAGCTATGTAATCCAGATATATGCTTTCGACCGACGCCTGAGTAGCAGTATCTGACACTATCGAAGTATACAGCGGGATTCCTCTGGTAAAGTCTGCAAACCAATCACCTTGAATGGACAGCAATTCCTGAGTGGCAATCTGCCTTAGCTCTTCCAATTCTGTAACTATTGGAAATTCCCCATCCTCGATATATAAATCGTTGTTTTCATCCAATGAAAAATTCATAAAACCACCTGATTCGGGTAGGTAGCAGGGTTCCCTCCACTTGTACCCGTGACTGTGTATGTTAATGATAGTATAGCATCTCTCATGCTGGTTATAATAGTCGCATTCTTGGCGTCATCTATGGGCGTACTCAGGTCGGTAGCCAGTATGATGTTGCTAGCCACTGTAATGCTTGCTGGGTCAACCACTACCGAAGCCACCGCCTCGGCAGGAGGTGTAGACATTGGTGCCGTAATGTTTAGAACAGAGGTAGCCATAGCAGCTTGGAAAGCTGTGGATAAGTTTGCCAGTGCAGTGCCGGGGGTACTGTCTGCCAAGGAACTCGCAAAGGTGGAGTCGTCAAATTGAAAGTCAATGCTGGTTGTTGGAGCCCAACCGGCCAGCATCATGCCATCAAATGCCCCATGCTTGGAAGTACACCAGTATACCCAGTCTGCCCATTCAGATTTCCATGACTGGTCTGCCACCAAAGGTATGAGGGCAAATTGGTCTTTCCAGTCTGACAATCCAAGTATCGCCATCAAGTCACCTTCAATGCATCTATTTCAGTTTGCATAGCAGTAAGAACTGTAAATTCTGGGGGAGACATCACTCCTGTTGGCCCCATGGAAGTTGGGTATTTTGCCGTAAGCAATTTCTCAATCAATACTGAAATTATATCTACAAGCTCCCTCTTTGACAGTTCGGAAGCTCCCGAGGGAGTCACACTTGGATCCCCTACGAAAATCTTGTCGCCACGAAGCTGAGTACCCTCCACTGGAGCTGGGGATAACCTTTTTGTCTCTGGGAATAAACCTGGCACAACTATTGCATCAGTCCTGTTGTGGAGCCTGTAATCTCTTATCCTTACAGTGCCACCACCACCAGCATCATCTCCTGCAGCCCTGCCACCTCCTGCTGGAAGCCACTCATCCAAGGATCTTTGGGAGAACAGTATCATTACGGTGTCGCCATATTTTATAGGAAATGTCAACCCGAACTCTCCCGATCTTGGAAATACTACAGGGACATCATCAATCGTTGCAGGCATGGCAGGTATGCCGTTTTCTTGTGGGTTATCCACAAGCCTTGCAGCCACTATGCGCTGAAACACCGGCCTGACTGTACAGGTCTGTGCTTCTTTATTGTAGCTAACAATATATCCGGGCATACAGGTGTTCAGCTCCGACCTGTCAGAGCGTATCGCACCATAGATCAATTCCAGCAGATCCGGCTCTTCCCCAAATTCTGTTTCTTCTGTCAGTCCGCTAGGCATTAATCACCCCCGCATCTCCGCTTAGTTTTATTCTTGCTTCATCTACCGGTATCAACTGGCAATCCATATGCCAGGGCCCGCCCCATGTATCTCCAAGTATGTTCATTCGCTTGACGTAGTATGTCCCACCAAACTCCTCCAAGCCACTGCCCGACAATATGAGAACTGTTCCGGGTTTGATTTCGGGAAATATGATGGTTTTTATATATACAAGCAGCCCTTTTCTAACTGGAGTCTTTAAAAGCCCGTTGTCAAACGATACTACAACTATGTTCTTTGCATTACTCTGGGCTAGCTTTACAGCGGTGCTTCTTAGAATAGCAATATCATCTTGAATGTTAAGGCTAAAGTTATACTGCTTCTGCAAGGATTCTATATTCATCAATGGTGGGCCTGTGAATGTCCTTGTTCTTGGCAGTTTGGACTCTTTTGATATGGCATTTATAGTTTCTTTCTTTAAAGCCATACCAGACTTCTTAAGCATGTGGATAACAATTGACTGTATCTTGGTGCCTTTAGCAAATTTCTTGTCGTAGGATTTTACATAGTGTGTCTGGCCATCTGTGGCTACCAAAGTTGTTACCCAGTTTGGGGCTTTAAACTCTGATCTGACTGTGCACCTCCCTAAAAATATCTTGACCTGCCTGTCTCCATGCCCCACTTCAAGGTCTACTACAGTCATGGGTATGTTGGTTTTTGTTGGCTTAACTTCCAGAAATTTTCTACTTTCTGGAGCCATATTGTACACTTGTATCATTGCTGTGTTGGAAGAACCCTTGTCCGACTTGCGTATGGAAAATGTGACTCTTAGATCAATCACTTCCAGTGTGGTATTGGGCAAGCCAGCAACTTTCTTTTCAAGATTGGTAAATCTGGCATCCGCACGCCTTATCCACTTCACCCCAGTTTTTTCATATAACGCCATACACCACCCGCTTTATTCCTCTAGCCCGTCATCGTGATAAAGAAAGACATCTATTCCCAAGGTGTACCTGTCTGCGTCCACTCCCGGTTTGTTTATATTAGCTACGTACAAATCCCCCACCCACTTCGTTTCAGGGAAGTAGTGTTCGAGCAATACCGTATTGCTGTAAAAGGGTTCTCCAGTTACGAGAGGTTCGTTATTATAGTCTCGTATGGAAATAAACCATATATTCGATCTGGTACTGAACATGAAGTCGAAGTAGTAGGTATATTCCCCCAAGTTGGCATCAAAAGAGAATTTAGGGTCACCGTTGTCTAAAGGTATTTCATATATTGCCATGTGTTTTCACGCTCCAAATAACTTAAAATCCCACTCTCTTAAACCAAGATCTCTTGTCAACATCTTTCCTTTTTCTTTCCCTTACATCATCCTCCGCCTTTGGTGGTGGCTTTTTCTTTTTCTTGGCTCCATTGGCCTTATCTTTTGGTTTGGAATTGGCTATGTCCCCATCCACCTGAAACTGGTCTGCCCTCTGGCGCAACTTTCCAACAAACTCTACCTTGTTGCACGACATGTTGAATGCCAGGGACTCTCCTACAGCAGACTCCTGCGGGAAGGAAACACTTGTCATTATCATGTCAGTGTACAGTGCTTCTGAGAAGTGCGTGCGTACAGTAAATGGTTCGGCAGCACGAAGCATTAGGATAAGGGCTTTCATAGCCCGCTTCGGGTAGTTCTTGTCGGGGCTGACCGCCTGTATCCCGTCCGATGATTCCTGTACCGGCCTTGATGTAAGCACATCTATATAGTCAGCCGCTTTTGTAAACCTGCCCATTTTCTTGCTGGCCAGCAGATACGGAACAGTTCCAACAGCTCCAGCAGCAATGGCTGCGAGCCCTGTCTCCACTGATCCCTTTACCCTGCTGGATGCAACATAGTATGTTGCGAAGTTTGCAAAATTGCTCAATAGGGTAAGTGCGAAATTGCTTGGTGACTCTGATATCACACCACTTATATCAAGTCTCAACTGTTCCGGCTGGAAATGATCAGAGACTACCGATCCCCTCTCTATAGGGTACTTGGCGTACCTTTTGCTGTAGTAGTAAGGTTTACAGTGGCGTCAAACAGGAATGATCGAGGGGCGTCCCCAGCATTCTTTCCGGGGAAAATTATTGTTGTTGGCTCTTGACCCCAAGGGTTTTCATAAAAGCCTGTGGTTGGTTCGTCAGCCATGCTCTAACTCCTTATGCTATGGTTGCTCTCGACCCAAGATTCCATGCCTCCAGTACCCAATTATCGCCTCCGGGATTTGATTGTGCGAAGGCCATTTCCAATTCTTGCTCTGAGTTTACGTAAAATGTATTGTGTACGTTTATACTGCTTTGTTTATTGTTTGTAGTCCCACCAGTGGCTGTAGGTGGTTGTGGCCCCAACTGTTTGGGCAGCGAATCCCGCAGACTCTCTTTAAGGAGAGTTTTTATAATATTAGACGGTCTGTACATCTCGAAGAAGTCAAAGGTTTTATTGAGATCCCACCCTCCTTCTGAGCGATCCTTTGCTGGTATAGTCACCTGTTTCTTTTTCCTAGTATCTCTTTTGTTGGAAAGAAGCAGGTCAATCAGTTCTTTTTTAGACCTTTTTAGAGGGGCTTGGTGCGTGATGATATTTTCAAAAGCTGTATTTTCTTTGCCGAAATACTCCGGTTTGGTGTAGTCCTGTAATATCTTTGCATTTGACTGAGCCTTGGCCTCTACAAGATTCGCCTCCTGAGTTGGAGTCCAAACTCGGCCTTCCGCCTTGGCTTTCTTTTTCGATGCTTCCAATTGCCCGACCACTGAACCGGGAGAGGGGGCGTACTTATTTACTAAGTCCCCAGTTACAGAGGGATTGCCTGCGAAGAACGCTCCAAGGTCGTTCAAAACAGCCGTTATAGCTATAAACCCAGCTATGATAGGCGACCATGCAATAAGTGCAATACCGCCAATTGCCAAAGTGAAGGCTTTCATCAACGGAGTTGCCTCTATGAACATGTCTATAAGACCAAACAACCCATTAGATACATTTCCGAAATCCGATACTACCTGTGGTACGGCAGCCTTGACGCTTTCTATAACCTTCTTGGTTCTTGGAAGATATTGCTCTCCCAAACCCTCAAGCTCAATCTTGAGCACGTCCATGAGGTTTGACCATCTACCCTGCACAGTTTCCATCTGCCTCAACATTCTTTCAAAAAGAATGCCACCTTCTCCAGTAAGGTTGGACAGGGCTTTCATAACCATCTTGAAGTCCACACCGCCAGACTTCAGCAACTTCTTGAATATCTGCTTGGACTCTTTGGAGTCACCATGCTTCAAGCCCATCATTCTCATGAGTTCAGCCTGAAGAGGAACACCGGCAGTACCAAACTGCTTTATATCTCTGGTGTAGGCTTGGTCATATGCTTTTATCTGGATAAGGTTGGTTATCATTCGATCCATCTTGTCAGCAGATGCACCAGTAGAGTCACCGATCTTTTGCAGGGCAGGAATTACTTCGTTGCTCTTAAAGCCACCAGCTATCAACCGAACCGACAGATCCCTCAATTGATCTATCTGGAAAGGTGTCTCGGCAGCGAAACTGTTAAGCTTGTCCAGAAGGGCGTTTATGTTGGTTTTCTCACCAGTGCCCTTAAGGTCTTCATTCCTCAGCAGACCAGCAAGACCCAGTTTAACACCTTCCCGTTTTGAAGCCAGTCCTATGCCCGCAGCGGCAGGCACCAAACCCCCAATAGCAGCCAGTCCAGCAGACCTTAATATGTTAGGGAAGTGTATGCCTCTAGCACTTGGGGACAGATATTGTCCGGCAAGAAATCCTCCAGCGCCGGTAGCCCCCTTTACACCTTTGCGCCCTAG